TTATGATTTCGGTAGCTTCGGATATATAGTTATCTCAAAATCATCCGGCGATCCGCTCCAACGAGTGTTTTGTGTCTTTTTATAAACAACCTTTTCTAACACATCTTTTAGCATATCGTTCTTTTCTTTTGCAGACGGCAGTTCGTGATATACATCCAACAGCTTTTCAACTTTCGGTATTATTTCTTTCATACTTTTTTCACGTATAGTTTCTACCCCAAGACGTTTCTCAATTTCCGCCTTGTCATATGACAACTGATTTAATCGTTCTGTTATGGCCCGTGAACGCTCGAGGAACACCTCAGTTGTATATATGTCCTGTTCAAGTAATTCGTGAGCTTTTATCATTTGCTTGTTTAGCTTGGCTATCTGTGAGTTGATGTCATTTAGTGATTGCCTTAATATCTCGGATTCTGATATGAGTTCCGACGGTTTGTTGTTGGATAAGTTCCATTGCAACTTATAATTTCGAAGCCATTCTTCAAGAGATTTGAGTATTCTTTCTTCAACAAGGTGCAAAAATGAGCTTACGTTAGGACAGTGAGGGACTGAACAAATTAATGTTGGAGGGCAAGAGGCGGAGGTATACGGCCTGCGAACGAGCTTTCTTCCGCAGAAAGCACAGACAACTATACCGGCGAGAGGATTTTTGGTAGGAGCATTTCTTTTTGTTGGTCGTGGTGGATTTTTGGCAAGGTATTCTTGCGCTAAATCGAATGTTTCTTCTGTAATCAGCGCAGGGTGCAAGCCATTTACAATTATGCAGTTGTCCTCTTCGGAGCGTGGACGTGAGATACTTATGCTTCCGCTCTGCATTCTTTTATTCTGTGATCGCCAATTCCAACGAATTTTCCCAGCATACACAGGATTACGCAACATATCTTTTATGCTGGCAGGTACCCAATATTCCGATTTTCTTGCAGGTATTTTCATTTCGTTAAGTTTTCTCGCTATTAAGGCAACACCTATTCTTTTATATGTGCCGTCAGGCTGCAGCTCACCTTTTGTATATAACTCAAAGATCATTTTTATTACATCGGCTTCGTTAGGGTTTGGTGCCAGCGTAAACCCTTTATCGCCCTTTAATTTGACTTTATCATACCCATAAGGAGCGATGCTGCATACGCATTTGCCCTCTTTTACTGAAGAGAGCCTTCCACGCTGAAGACGGCGGTTGATAGTCTTGTATTCTCGCCGGCTCATAAACAAGCCGAACTCAAAGTATTCCTCATCGTACTCGTTGTTCGGGTTGTACGTCTTCATCGGCGTTATTATCTGCGTGTCGCTGTACTTAAAAGTTTGCGCAACAATGCCCTGGTCTATCGTGTCACCACGGGCAAGACGTTCTACCTCAACGACTAAAACGCCACTCCATATACCGTGCTCTACCTCTGACAGTAGTTGTTGCATGACAGGGCGAGCGGCAATCGTTTCGCCGGAAACGACTTCTCGGTATATCTGAGTGACGTTGTACTCTCTGCTTTTCGCAAGCTCGAGCAAGATTTTTTCGTGCCTTGCGAGTGTTTCCTCTTCTCCGTGATTTTCGGCTTCGACATCTGATCTTGATTTTCGCAGATATAAGCAATACTGTTCCATTTTTTCCTCCGATTAAAATAGGTATATTCGGAAGTCAAAATTTTATGTTGTACTTTCTGCTGTTCAGCGGCAAGCGAACCGCAGAACAAAGATTTTTCCGTTTTCTTGTTGTACATTTAATCACTCCGATATAACGCATTTCGATATAAAATAACAAAATGCACCTATTTTTCAAGTTCTATGTTAATATTAGACTTGAAGGTGGTGTGATTATGGACCTTTCGGAACGAGAGGAGTTGTTGAAACGCTTCTACGAGCTTGTCAAGACTTTAGATGTTGTCAGCCTAAAAAAGATTGAAAGCTACATAGAAGCCCTTAAATTCAAAGAAAACGAGCCAAAAAATTAGCACTCCTTTGCATCGAGCGGAAGTCTTTAGGGCTTCCGCTTTTTATTTGTTGTTTAGAGCAATTATCCGTATTGTATTTAGCGTTTCAAAAAAATATCATTCAAAAGTAACTTTTTCTTCGCCTTTGGCAAATACATCGTTTTGATGTTCTACGTCGAAACGGTTGACAATCCAACCTCTCATCATACACAGTTTTATGAAATCATCTATACGATTTTTACCTTTCATTTCTTTTAATGTAACAACTACTCCAAACTGTAGTCCTTTATCTTTTCCTCCTTTTATTCGCTCTTTTGTTTTTATACTTAGTCCCCACATACCTGCGCCATATACGGTCTTGGGAATCCTCTTGTTTTTAATAGATTCACTTATCAGTTTTATATTGTCCCATTTTCTATATTCCCTTCGTGCACTATCCTCAGTAATGCCTATGGCATCTGTGTTTCCTTGACAATTTTTGTTGATAGACTTAATATCAATATTTTCTTTATTCGTTTCATAAACTCGTCCGAAATGGATATCCATTTCGGTACTTGTGTAATCAACTCCTTGTGTGCGCTTGCATTTTGGGTAGTAGCACAAAGTCGCTCGTGCGTAAAAAGGTTGCTTATTGTCGACTATTGGAACCGGAATGTTGTAATTATACGTTTCATATTCTTCAGATGAACCAGTAAGCATAAAGCGAATTTCATCGTCGGGTGTTTGTAATATGCTGTTGATATGTTTTGGTACAACGCCATAGCCAATTGAGTTTGATATGTCATCTTTTCGCTGCCAACCAGCCGCCGAATCAATTAATAGAGCCTTCGCTATTTCTCTTGTAAGCCCCATATTGTATATTAAATATGCAACTTTTCGAGTTATCCAAGGAGCAGCAAACGAAGTACCAGTTACGAAGCCTTCACCAGTTGGTGTGCAAACATGAATGCCTTTACTTCTATCTCCGCCATAGTAGCTTATATCTGGCTTGTGAAAGAATGAAAGCACAGGTCCGTTTCGATGATAAGATGCAGCTTCGTCAAATTCATTAACAGAATTCACTACGATAGAATTGAGTGAATCTGCCGGAGCGCCAATCAGCATATTGCCTTCTCTATTGCTGGGCTTGTTAGTGCCAGCAACAACAAAAACAACATCATATTCATTTTGAATACGGTCAAGTTCGGCCGCTTCTGGAGATATGAAATTGCGCTGTATTTCCATAACAGAACCTAAAGACAGATTCCAAACTTTAATGTCACGGTTTTCTGCTACAACCTCTCTGATTGCTTTTAATACTGAAAATGAACTGAACGGACCCGATTTTGCCACGCCGAAGTGCTTGACACGAAAATTGCCACATCCATCTTCTAAATCAGGGTTAAATTTTGGCCCATCAACTATTATTGATGATACTTCAGTCCCGTGAATATAATCTGATGGTTGCAATTCTATGTTTTTGTCTATTTTATTTTCATAAGTAACCCATTCTTTGAAATACACATCATCGTAAAATGGAGTGTCAATAACACCGATGACAGGTTCATTGGTCGGTGATTTTATCTGAATTATATTTGAGGGGCAAGCCTGTATATCTTCTAAACTGAGTTCAGAAATATCGTGAGTTTGCATAGCTATTAGATATGGCGCTTTATCTCTTAATATTTTAAGTTCATTTGAAGAAAGACGAATTGTAGTATCGTCAATCATTTTAGCTTCGATCATGTTGATGCCAAGGTTAGTAAGCAATTCTTTTGTTTGAACGTTTGTTTTATAAATGGTTATTATAGCGGTTTCGTTAAGTGGCTCTGTGTTCATATCTATATCAAATTTATTTACATAAAAGCAGTCCACAATAACTTTGGCAAAATTACTACGGGCTAAGGAATCGGCTATTGCGTATGGTATGCGACCTTTATTGACTTGCTCGAGACTATCATGACTTATCTGTTGACCGAATTTTGCCTTAACATATTCTTTTGCAACGTTCAAACGTCTTATGGCTTCTTTTATATCATCAATCGCTACGTAATGTGTAAAAATATGGCGCAAAGGATAATCGTCTGAAAAACGAGATCCGCAGATAGTTTCATTAGGATTTCCGCTTTTATGTCCTAACAGTCCTTGAAGCCTGTTGCTTTTAGCCACAATTCTATTATAATGTACGCTGATAAGAGCACCTTTTATTATCGGGTTATTCAACCAATATTTTTGTATAGATAATAGTTGTTGTAACAGTTCGTTCATGTGCGCAACTGACACATATGTGTTTTGTGGGAGATTCCTGGGACCTGGCTTATTATCGTTTTTTTTCTGTTGAAATTGTCCTTTTAATTGTAATATTTGGTTCATATTTTATCCTTCCTGTAAATTCCTCGAAACTTGACTTTTAGATATTCCGGTCAATATTTCTATTTCTCGTAAAGTAAAGCCTTGTTTTTGTAATAATTTGATGTCGGTTGCTTTTTCGCCGACTGCAGACACATATAGACGTTTTAGATAGTCATAGCTATCTGCTGGGTTGCTAAAAGCTACAGCTGTTTTTAATATATTTTTTAATTCACCGGGCATTGGTATAGGATTCATAAGCTGGACTATCTTCTTGAACAATCTAATATTATGGCTACAATTTTTGAATTTTAACAGAAGTATATTTATGATAGATTCGGAGATTTCTAATAAGTCTTGCTGAGAATATCTGCCAAAATCAATAGTTGCATCAAAGCGTCGAATTAAGGCTTTGTCAAAATGCTCAAACAAGTTTGTAGTTGCTATTACAACCGCTTTCTCGTTTAATCTATCAAGCTCTTTGAGTATTGTAGAAGTAGCTCTGCCCATTTCTCTTAAATCATTTGAGTTAGTGCGATCCATAGCAATTGAGTCTATTTCATCAAATAAAAAGATGGCTTTTGCTGGGTAATTATAACTGTTTATTTCTTTAAACATACCCACTATATTCTTTGCAGTTTGACCCAATTTGCTGTCTATAATTGCAGAGAAATCAACAATAAAAAGTTCACGCCCTAAAATACGTGCAATCTGTTTTGCGGATTCTGTTTTTCCGGTTCCAGGAGGTCCTTGAAATAGAAATTTGTTAATACCAATATCTCTATTTATTGCGTTAATCACGCCCAGTATATCATGTTCAATAACTTCTGGTAACGGCAGAGAAGTATTGTCAATAACTACCTTTTCAAAATATGTGAAATCTTCTTCTTTTGTCTGAGGAACAAAAGTATTAGCAGTTGAAAGAAGTGCCATTATATATTCAGCTAATTGAGAATCACCGCTAAGATCAAAGTCCTTGGCTATTTCGTATGCCTCGTTTTTAAACCCCATGTCGTTGTTTTCTGAATAGTATTTTATCAGGTTAATTATATTTTTCTTTTTCATAAGCCACTCTCCTTTATAAAGAGAATAGCACGCTTTGGGACAAATGTCAATATTTTGGGACAAAAAAATAAAATATAAAGAAAGCGGATACGCCTTCTTTGCAAAGTTTACCAACACATTCTATATCTTTGCAAGCAGATCTGCCTTTTTCTGTTCAAATTCTTCTTCTGATATAATGCCTTTGTCCTTTAATTCAGCGAGCTTTTCAAGCTGTTCAATGCTATCGTCGTTCTTTGCAGGCTCATCGGGTGTCTGCTCGTCTTTTTTGCCGTTAACTTTTTGTGTTATAGGTATAATTACTTTGAACAGCAGCGCTAACGCAAGAACGAGAACAACGGTGCAGATTGAGTAAGGCATAGGAACGAGGCTGAGCATAAGAACGCTGAGTATCAGAAGTGCGAAAACCCATGTGATTACGCTTGCAACAAACTTCACTTTTTTGTTAGCTACGTTGTGTGATATATAAAGACAAATAAGGCAGATAACGGGGACAGCCACCACTAAAGCGATAATAATAGTTGTGTCTAAATGTAACATAATTCTCTCCTTTAAATTAAATATATGTAAAACAGCTCTTAGGGGCTGTTTTTTGTTTATACGCTAACTGTTTGTCGTTCCTGCTTCATTTTCAAGGATACTCTATATTGCTCAGCTGCCGGCACATCGACGTATTCAACGGTTTTGTCAAAATTATCTCTTATTACTTTCTTGATCTCATCAAGAGTAACATTGAAAAATTCTCTGCGCTGATTAACAAAATTAAGCTTTTTATCTTCAAATGCTCGGTGCAACGCTGCTTCTAATGCAGGTGCATCTTCGGTGAAGATCATTGCATGAACGTCGAAATTGAAAGGCACGGAAGCATCGCCAAGTTCGATAACTCTTTCCATAGGATCAAGTCTTCTTGTCATACCGATTTTATATACGTTTTCGCCAAAAGCGCCTATATTAGAGATTATGTACACATAGCCGGCTCTTGCGTTAGCTTCTCTGTAGTCCACGTCTTTTATAGAGTTATCAACTTCATCAAGCTTAGTGAGAAGCTCCTTCTTTTTTTCTTCCAATTCGGCTAATGTAGTTTCATCTGCATTGCTGATCTGTTGATTGAGCTTTTCAAGAGCGTTCATATAGTGTGTCTGCTCCTTAGCAAGCTTTTTACGTTCTTCCTCAATTTCTTTTTGCAGTTTTGCTTCTTCTCGCATTTGTTCACGAATCGCTCTTTGCTCTTCTTTTTCCTGCTGTTTCTTTTCGGAATACTCAAATGCAAGTCTGAGCTCTTCAATTTTCAGATTAAGATAAGCGTCTTTTATACGGACATCCATTATGGTGTCGCCTAATTTAGAATAGGTTTCACATGAACTTTTAATACGCTTGAGGTAGCTGTCAAAATTACTATATTTTACTTTAGACACGAGATCGTCACATTCGCTATTAAAAGCACGAAGTATCAACTTTTGCACACTCTTGGTAGTAGTACGTCCTTTAGCAACGCTTCCGTTAACAGACCAATTATTATTGAATGTAGTAGCCTCGTTATTTTTAATCATCTCTTTTTGACGCTGCCTTACTTCATTCAATTTATCTTTGTATTGATCTGAATTGGCAAAATCAAATGTCGGACGATACAGACCGAAAGATTGCACAAGTATTTCGTCATCAAGCTGTACAATTTGCGTGTTCTTTTCGGCTAATGTAGTATCGAGTTGCTGTTCCTGACCTTTTCTGAGAGCAATTGCTTCATCAAGCTTTGAAAGTTCTTGATTTTTCTGAGCAATCTTATCATCTAAAGAAAGCAAAAAGTCAGCTTTATCTATAGCTTCATCAGGGATTAGACCTTTTAATCTGGTTAATTCGCTTTTCAAAGATGCAAGCTCTTTTTTGTGAAATAAGTCCATAATAGCACTCCTTTACCTACGTCTTCTATCCATACGTTTCATTGTATTTTTCTTCTGCTTTCCCGCTTCGGATACTATACAGGCTGTAACAGCCGCAACTGCCATTACAATAGTAAATGCAAACCACCCTACTGCAACAGAGCCTGATCGTGCGATTAAAACTAAAGCAGTAAACGCTAATATCAATCCTACTACGACTATGATAAATGACGGTCTGATGATTTTACTCATTAGTGATGCACCTCCAAATTTTTAGCGTTTCTTTACTTTTTTTCATTGTTTTTGAGCTTTAACAGTTCAGCGTACTCGATAACTTTTTGCAGGTCTTCATCAGAAAGAGAGCGAACCTCATTTAAAAGCTGTTGTGTAACGTTATCAATCTTACTTTTTTCGATGCCAAGTAAGCTATCAACGGATACACTAAAGTGCACGGCTATTTTCTCTAATATTTCCGAATTAACACTTGCTCCGTTTTGCCACCGTGCAAGATTACCCGGACTTAGCCCTAATGATTTTAGGAGCGGTGTAGGTTTTTCTCCTCGCTGTTTACACAGTTCAATAAATCTGTCATAAAACACAAAAATCCCCCTTAAAAACTGTTAGAAATAAACAAAAATACACTAATGTGAATTTTTGTGGTTGACAAATACCTTTTAGTGAATTATAATAAACGTGTAAGAAAAAATACAACTCAAAAGCCCGACGGAAGATCGGGAGGTGCGAGACGAAAGCCGCTTCCAAATTGTCGACTACAGGATACCTATTCCTCAACAGGTGCTTAACCGTATGGCTTACCCATAAGCGATAACAACAGAGTGTCAGCCCGCCCGCTTGAGCGTATCAAGCCCAGCGCATTATGTTGACTGGCTCACCACAAACGAAGCGCAAAAATCGGTAGGAGCGTGATGACAGCTCGGAAAGACGAGCAATATGTGAGTGAAAAGGACAGACCTCTTCCCTTACAACCAAGCAATTGCGTAAAAAGTATATATCATATATCCTCACAAGTATATGATATTACTTTTTACCTCGTTTGTCAAGTTTCCTTACAAAAAAAGTCTGAAAAGGGGTGTTGAAATGCGTGACAACCGCTTGTTTATAGCGGAAGTAAAAAAACAGCTTGCAATAAGAGGTTGGAAGTACGACCGACTTGCCAAGGAGATAGGTTATCCGCTTGGAAGCCTTTACGGCTTTATGTGCAACAAACGCAGTAGCGACCGAATGAAAAATGCAATCGCAAGCGTTCTTGAAATCTCTATTTAATGCAAGCAAAACGCCGAGTAAGAATGCTGACACCAAAGGCTGACATTTCAGTTGAACAACAAGCTACACTCGGCGGAAAACAGAAAGCAAACAAAAAAGATTGACTTTCTGTATTTATTATAGTACCGAAAGGGGTGAAATTAAATGTCGAAACAGGCGACGAAAGCTTGCGGAAACAGATACTTTGAAGCCCGAATGAGAGCGGCAAAGTTTAACGAAAAACTGTTCACACGAGCAGGAGCTTCAGAGGTGATCCCAGGCGTGACGGAAGACAGCTTGAAGAAGTACGAGCTGGATATAAACAGACCGCCGAACATCGTTGTTGCTCTTATGGCAGACGCTTACAATGAACCTGAACTGCGGCAGTGGTACTGTGCCAATGAATGTCCGCTCGGCAAGGATTGTCGAGAGACACCGCCTCAGATGCCTGCCGAAAGAGCCTTACTGAGATTACAAAACTCCATTTACGAAATGGACGATGTAATCAAGCAGTTATCGCTTCTCATGGAGGACGGCGAGTTAAGCGAGGACAAACGGCCTCTTATCCCGAAGCTTAAAGAGCAGTTACTTGAGTTCCGCCGCAGAGCTGATGAAAACCTGGTAAGCCTCGAAAAAGCGGAAAAAACAGGGCGGTTTACATAAGGGCAAGCTCACGGCGAATAAAATGACGAAAGGAGGTGTCAGCTATGGAATGCACAGAGCCACAGATCGCCGAAGAATTTATGATCGGCAACACGAAAGTCAGGATAGCAACAGACTGCTGTTGCAGAACCGAGGAAGTACCGAAAATCCTTGAACGCATAGCAAGAAATGCCTTGGACGGCTTACGAGCTAAAGCGTCCATAGCGTGCAATGGCGAAAGTAAAGGATAGACCTGTAACAAGCAAGTTTCTTTATAAAGGTCGCTTTTATACCGTACTGCCGGCGAAATATCCAAAATATCAGGCGGCGATACTTACGGGAAGTACCTGGACGAGAGTTTCAATCTTCGGTGATAAGATCATCGAGATTGAAGCGGCAATAAAAAGGACAAGCATACCTAAGCTTTTGGCACAGAAAGAGGTGTAAACGAAATGAAAATAAAAAAGGTGATTACCTTCGTTGTCGCACAGTTCATCAGAGTATGGGTGACAGCATTTGCAGGCATAGCGGTATATGTTCCGCTGTCAGCGCTTGCCTTTGCCGAACGTGGATATAAAGCCATTGGCGGCGAAATAATCCCTGTAATCCTTGTTGTTGCGACTGTATGGGTTGGCTTTGACTACTGCGCACAGTTGTGGTACAGAAGCATGATAGGCAGGCACGACAATGAAAATTGAAAAAATCTGCGTTGTGTGCGGAAAATCGTTTTTGGCGGCAAATCCGCTGTATTGCTTGTGTAGTAATGACTGCCGAGCTAAACGGAAGACTGTATACAAAAAGCGGTATGAAAAGACACACGCCGAAGCAATAAGAGAGCAAAGAAGAAAACGCAACGAAAAGTATCGGGAGCAGCGCAGAAAGAAATACCATTGCAAAACGTGCGGCACTGTACTGCCAAATGGCTGTCAGAAATACTGCCTTGACTGTCTGTTAAGAGCATACCAAAGCGAAGAACAGCGTCCATGGGCAAAAGATGTTCTGCATAGCCGAGGATACGATGAAACAATGATAGACAGCGAGATTGCAGAAAGGACAAGCAAATGAAGTTTAAAGTTAGCACAACCGTTACTACTTATGAAGAAGTAATGAAGATCACCTGTGCACTGGCCGGTATTGTGAACAATATCAATGTAACAGACTGTGAGGGCGAGGAGGACGATGATTAGATATGACAAGCCGATTATCAAGACCGCCGCAGAAATGAAGCCCGGTGACATCTTCCGTACCGAGTATGGCGATTACGGTAACTGGTGCGAGTTTGTGTTTGAAAGCTGTAATGCACACCTTTTCGATGCGACAGAAACACACTTCCATAGAAAAGGACATACGCAAAGTGAAACGTGCTACAGTATGACAAACATACACAAAGTGGTCTATGAGGTTGTCGGTAGAGAATAAAAAAAGAGCTCCCCGAAGGGAGCAAAGCAAAATCTACAAGATAAGTATAACACAGGAGAATAAAATGTCAATACCTCAGATAAACGAAGATGAAGAACAGATACTCCGATGTGCAATTGCATCCTATGGCGAGATGGCACAGGAAGATATGTTGTTTGAAGAGATGTCCGAGCTTGAGAAAGCAATTTTGAAGCTCAGACGCACAAGATATATGGACGAAAGCAAGCGTGCTGATGTAATTGAGGAGCTTGCAGACGTGTACATAATGGTAACACAGATGTATATGCGTTTCTGCTGTACGAAAGAAGAAAAGGCTCTGTTCGGTGTCAATCTTCATAAGAAGATAGAGCGACTCAGCCAGTACATAAAGAGGGAGGTTGTCGGTAGAGAATCAGTATAAAGGAAAAAGGCTGTCCTTGTGACAGCCAAAGAAATAAATATAAAAGTGCTACTGTGATGAGTATATCACATTCGGAAAGGAATGTCAAGATATGGCGATGTCGCTAAAAACACAGGTAATGCTAAGAATAGGCGCTGTAGCAGACAGCGAGTTCTGGGTGGCATTGCCGAAGGCTCACGCAAAGCTCTTCCGTATCGTAGAAAGAGAAGGAGATGCTGGCGGAGCAAGATTAACGATAGATTATGCTGTTATGCTGATTGCAGAACAGATAGTCATAGACAGAATGATGTCAGAAACATTAGGAGGTGCTACACATAATGGAAGGTCAGGTTATCACAATTAAGCAGTTGCCGATAATCGAAGAAAGATTACAGCTTATCAAAGCTGAGATCGACGCTAAGACGCAGCACGTTTTAGCGCTTGACTGTAATGATGCTACAGTCAAGGCAATCAAAAGCCTCAGAGCAGATCTTAACAAAGATTTCAGCGAACTCGAAGAAAAGCGCAAAGAGGTCAAGCGTGCGGTTATGTCGCCGTATGAGCGATTTGAGGAAGTGTATACCGAATGCGTAACGAATATCTATAAGCAGACGGACGCAATTCTCAAAGGTCGCATAGCGATTGTTGAAAACGCAATCAAAGCTAACAAGGATAAGGAAGTCAAAGCGTACTATGACGAGTATGCAGAAAGTCTGGGTATCGACTTTGTCCCGTACGAAAAAAGCGGTATCACGGTAACGCTTTCAGCAAGTACCAAAAAGCTTAAGGAACACGCTGCTGCATATCTTGACAGAATAGCGGACGAGCTGAAGCTTATCGGCACTCAGCCACAGGACTTACAGCCGGAAATCCTCGTTGAATACAAGCGGACAGTCAATGTTGCGTATTCCATTCAGACGGTGATTGAACGCAAAAAGGCTATCGAAGAAGAAGCAGAGAGAGCCAGACAGCAGGCGGAACAGCAGACAATCTATGAAGCGGCTGAGGCTCGTGTTGATGAGGCAGTCGAAAGTTACGGCGAAGAACATCAGGAAGCGATTGCACCGCCTACTGTTGCCGAAGCACAGGAACAGCCTGCAAAGCTGTACCGTCTTGCATTCGCTGTTTATGGTTCGTTTGAAGGAGTAAAACTTGTAAAGAATTTCTTGGCAAACGATTTCTTAAAAAACGGAGGTAAAAAGTATGAGCAGTTACAATACACCGGTCGAGAAGAAGCCTAAGTTTTCGGTGGCGATAAGCACACCAACGTATCAGAACCTGATACGCAACACACTCGCCGATCCTGAAAGAGCAAAACGCTTTATTGCGTCAATCACATCTGCGGTAGCGGTCAATCCGCAGTTGCAGGAGTGCGAAACATCTACGATTGTAGCAGGCGCTCTCCTCGGCGAAAGCCTTAATCTTTCGCCGTCACCACAGCTTGGTCAGTTCTATTTGGTACCGTTCAAGCAGAAAGCAAAGTATGACCGTAATCGTAATCTGATTTCGCCCGAATGCGTCAACGCACAGTTTGTTCTTGGCTACAAAGGCTACATACAGCTTGCAGTGCGTAGCGGTATGTACCGCAAAATCATTGTCCACGAAATCAAGGACGGCGAACTGATACGCTGGGATCCGCTGATGGAAGAATTTGAAGCGAGCTTCATCGAAAACGAAGAAAAGCGTGATAAGACAGACACTATCGGATATTACGCAATGTTTGAGTACGTTGACGGATTCAGAAAAACGCTGTACTGGAGCAAGGATAAAATGCTTGTGTATGCAGACAAGTACAGCCCTGCATTTAGTAAAGATGCGTATGCAAAGCTGATAAACAACGAAATCCCGGCAAACGAGATGTGGAAATACTCGTCGTTCTGGTACAAAAGCTTTGATGATATGGCGAAAAAGACTATGATACGTCAGCTGATCAGCAAGTGGGGCGGAATGGCGGTAGAACCGCTGAGAGTAGCGCTTGAACACGATAACAATGTTCTTCAGCGTAGTTCTGACGGCTTTGAAAATATCGCAACCGAAGCGGACGTAATGCCCGCAGAACCGCACCTTGTAAGTAATAACGAAGTAACACAGCCCGAAGTTGCTGATGTTGTAGAGAATATAAACCTTGAAGACTTATGATTAAGTACGAGATAATCTCCACCGGCTCGCAGGGCAATGCTGTGGTTATCGAGGATAACATTCTGATTGACTGCGGTGTAAGCTACAAGCTGATACGTCCGTATGCGGACAAGCTGAAGCTTGTATTGCTTACCCACATTCATTCAGATCATTTCAACAAATCTTCGATACGAAGTCTTGCAAGGGACAGACCGTTGCTGCGTTTCGGTTGTTGCGGTTGGCTTGTTCCTGTGCTTTTAGATATGGGTATATCCAAACGCCAAATAGATGTTTTCGAGTACGGCAAGATGTACGGTTACGGGATATGCAATATAATCCCTGTACCGCTAAAGCACAACGTGCCAAACTGCGGCTACAAGCTACATTTTGCTGACAAGGGCAAGATGATATATGCCACCGACACAAACAACCTTAACGGCGTTACAGCCCGCAATTACGACCTCTATATGATAGAGGCTAATCACACGGAGGCGGATATAAAGGAACGCATCGCAAAAAAGAAAATTGCAGGCGAATACGCCTACGAAATTCAGGCAGAGAAAAATCATCTGTCGAAAGAAAAATGCGATGATTTTATTTACAGAAACATAGGTCCTAACGGCGTATATGTGTATATGCACACTCACAAGGAGCGTGATACAGATGATAACGACCGGAAAGATACTTAAATTTGACAAGCACGGCAATAAGCTGTTGCTGGAACTTCCCGAAAGCATAGAACGGGAATTGATACAAAAGCATATCGGCAGTGTAGAACTGCGGCTGAATGACGGTCGCAGGATCTCCGCCGACCAAAGAAGAAAGATATTCGCTATCGTTCGTGACATTGCATTGTGGAGCGGGCATGAGCCTGAATTTATCAGGGCATACATGACGTGGGACTACATCAAGCGTCACGACGGCGAATGGTTTTCGCTGTCCGATGTCGATATGACAACGGCAAAGGACTTTATAACACACCTGATAGAGTTCTGTTTTCATTGGGACGTGCCGACGAAAGACACACTGCTTCACGAAACAGACGATATAGGTAAATATCTGTATATGTGCCTTGAACACCGCAAATGTGCTATATGCAACGCACGAGCGGAAGTACACCATGTAGACCGCATAGGCATAGGCGGAGATCGTGAAGAAACGGTCCACATAGGAATGAGAGCGATTGCTCTATGTCACGAACATCACATGGAAGCGCATATCAGAGAAAAAGAGCTGTTTGAAGAAAACTACATCTACGGTATAAAGCTTGACGAATACTTATGTAAAAAGCTCAGGCTTAATACAAAGTCAAGGAGGTAGCGATGGCAAGACCTCAATGCGACGGTTTGTCGTACTTTCCTTTTGATGTGGACTTTTTTTCGGATAGAAAAATCAAGATTATACGAGGCTCGGAATATGGCACTGATGCGATAATAATTTACATTTACCTGCTTTGTGAGATATACAAAGGCAAGGGGTACTACATCGCATACGACGACGATTTGGTGTGCTGCGCAAGTGCAGACACAGGAGTGCCGGAGGGCAAGACAAGGCAGATAGTACAGCTCCTCGCAAGCAAGTCACTGTTTGATAACACACGGTTTTCGGCGGACAACTTACTTACTGCTACATCAATACAAACACGTTATCAAGAAGCAAAAAAATCCACAAAAAGAGACGTGTTTGTGGAACCCAGCGTTTGGATTTTAAACGAAGAAGCGACGTTAGGGTTTATTAAAGTGCACCCAAAAGAGAGTTTTTCCGAGAAAAACCCCAGTAAATCTGAGAAAAACCCCGATAAATCCGAGAAAAACCCTACAAAAGAAAATAAAATAAAAGAAAATAAAAATAAAATAAATAAAACTAAAACCGCAACAGCTATCGCAGTTGCTCCGGAGCTTGAGCCGGCATGGCAGGCATTCATCGAAATGCGAAAGAAAATGCGCAAGCCGATGACAGAGTACGCAATGGAAATAACAATCAAAAAGCTTGAAACTCTTGCGCCCGGTGATACGGTAACGCAAAAGAAGATTCTTGAACAATCTGTTGAGCGCTCATGGCAAAGCGTGTATGAGCTAAAAGAGAAAGGCAGCGTGAACAATGGAAGAAATGAAAAACCTTTCAAACCAAGCGATTGGTAATGTTCACGGTCCTATCTATACAAGCAAAGAAGTCGAAGAATTGGGAATACCGAGTACGCAACCTGTTCCAAAACCGGAAAAGTGCAAATACTGTGGGAAAACGTTGTACTACGAGTGCGTTGTACTTATGGGGCAGGCGATGATCTGGAATCTTGAAAAGCCACGTTGCGATTGTGAAAAAGCGGTTGCGTTTTGGAAAGGCTGGGATGCTAAACAGGAAAAAATCAAAAAAGAAAAAGAGCTTGCCGAAGAACAAGAGCTCAGAAAGCAGAAAATTGAAAGCATACTCGGCAAGTCGGGAATAAAGAAACGTTACCTATCACGGACGATAGATAGCTTTTCCGTTACCGCTGAGAACAAAAGGTCGTTTGAAGTGGCAACTGATTATATCAAGAATTTCAGAGAATACTTTGCTCAGGGTAAAGGGCTATATTTGGAAGGTCCGTGCGGAACAGGTAAAACGCACTTGGCGATTGCAATTGCGCTTGAAATCATCAATACAGGAGTTCCGGTTATCTGCAAAACGTCAATAGACATTCTCGGCGATATAAAACGTTGCTACGAGCGCAACAGCGAAGTAACGGAAGAGGAAGTCCTCGAAGCATACAAGACTGTTGACTTGCTGATAATAGATGATCTTGGAAAGGAGCAAGTGACAGAATGGTCGGTGCCCGTGCTGTATAGCATTCTGAACGAACGCTACGAAGCCTTGTTGCCGACAATAATCACAACGAATTACAACACAACTGCTCTTGCAGAAAAATTATCTGCAAAAGGCGATGCAGAAACAGCTACAGCAATAATCAGCCGCTTTGTCGAAAGTTCAAAAAGAGTTACGATGTCTTGGGCTGATTACCGCAGGAAAGGATAAATCAAATGGGAAATAAAGAAAGTGCTATGACCAAATTAAACAACGAAGCTGCTACAGTTAGCGGCTACAATGTGCCGGCAATCGCTATCAGAGATCATGTTGCTCAGCGCATAATGACCGATGTCATTTACGCCGAAAAAGTGATAGCCGAGGGCAAGACGCTTAGCAAGTGCTATCAGTATATATCGGATATGGCGTACGAAAAAGCCCGTAAAATGAGCAATACAGATAAGCGGGGCGGAATAATGATAGGAATGTCTTCTGAGGAGATATTTGCACTCGCAGACGAATACTACACGCTTTCTGATGATGAACTGAAGAAAAAGCTTGAAGCAGAAAGGCCGAAGCCTGCACCTGCCGAAAAGGCTGAAACGGCTAAGAAGAAAATAGCGGATAAGCCTAAGAAAACAAAGCCTGCCGAGGAAAAAGAAGAATTAGAACAGTCATCACTGTTCGATATGGGCGTGGAGGAAACAGAAGATGATAGCATATAAAGCTTTCAACGAAGATCTGACCTGCCGTAAGTACAAATTCAAGGAAAATGAGCCTAACTACACAGATAAGGCAAATTGCAGGGAAAACGGATTCCACTGCGCCGAAAATCCGCTTGACTGCTTATCATACTACCGCTTTGATAACTGCGTGATTTACGAGGTAGATGCAACAGGCGATGTTGATGAGGATGATATAGACAGCAAGATAAGCTGTACTGTTCTCACGCTCCGCAAAAAGCTTGATGTGCTTGATTTTGTAAAGGCGGCGGCAAAATACATCACGCTGCACCCATACCGTGAACAGAATCACCATGTACATAACGATATGGCTTGTGGCAAAGAAGGCGATAAGTTCCTTATCGTCCGTGGGAAAACAATGGCAGTATGCGCACAGAAAGACACCGTAGTGTGTATGCTCAAAGAAAGCCAGTATAGCAAAGAAATACTGTGGTATTCGATTTTTAAGGTTGACGGTAAATCAATGTTGGCAGGTGTGCCGTACAACGAATACGGCGATATAGTGACAGAGGCAGAAATGGAGGCCCTTCATGAAATTAAAAGAGCTGAGTAAGCTTCCGAAAATCACTGCACCAAAGTCGTTCGTTGAAAAGGCAGGAAAAGATACTCCCCGTATGATAAAAAAATACGGTTCGACCGAGTACAGATATGAAACAAGGGAGTATGCAAAATGCCGAATATATGGTGACATAATCAAAGTTGCTTTGTTCTATACAAAGAACTTGCGGCTCGGAGCAACGATGCCGGCATATGAGATATTCATCGATTACAAAAACGATGATTTTGTTACTTACGACTACAGTGCAAACCGTTGGAGCAATGCAACGATAGAAAAGCTTGACACAAGCTTTTACTGGTGGTCCGAAGCAAAAGAAAAAAAGTATATGTCGGTCAAAGACAGAGCACTTCTGAAAATTAACTTGAAAATCGAGGAAGACAATAGTTGTGGTGACTATTACGGTATTCTGAAGTTTCAGCAGAGAGTCCGAGAACGTCAGCTGCTCGCAAGGCATAAGAAGGAGACGGATAAATGGGATGAGGCAATGAACAAGGTAACGCAGGTCCCGAAAGACTGGTATAAGTTTATTGCTAAGTCGGTCATCAAAGATCAGTACATTTTTTACGAGTACAGCAGAAAATCCGAAAAAGACGGTTACTGTACTTGGTGCGAGAATGGCGTAAAAGTAAAAAATCCTAAGCATAATGCACAAGGTCGTTGTCCCCACTGCGGTCATAAAATAACCTACAAAGCGTCAGGAAAATCCGGAAGCTTTTACACTGATAATTTTGCCGCATATTTAATACAGCCTTATGGTGATGATTTTATAATCAGACTTTTCGAGGCACGTTGCAGATACGAAAAGCACAAAATGGGCGGCATTCGCAGGATAGCTGATGCATATTCATACGAACGTTGCCGTTACATATACGATAGCGACAATTCTGCAACCGGATACAGCTACGAGTTGTACAAACAGCGTGAAGTGCGTTGGTGTTGCTTCGGAAGGGTAAACCCAGATTACTATAACAGCTCGTTCGGAACAGTTTACAAGAGAAATCTTTCCGGCAAAATTGCCGAACGATTGAGCAGAACGGGACTTATCGAGTATATCAAAGGCAACGACGAATGTGATCCGAGAGTGTTCATCACAAAGTTGAAAAGATCTCCCGAAATCGAAAAGCTTGCAAAGGTTGGACTGCCACGTCTTATAAATGACTGTATGTATAAATACCGCTATGACAAGAGTTGTGAGTTCAGCGATGGGAAATTAGCCAAAATGCTGTTAATTGACAACTTCCGTACCAAAAGGCTTATTGCAAACAATGGCGGGCTTGTATATCTCGAATGGCTCAGAAATGAGAAAATAAAAGATACAGTCTACGGTGACAAAACGATACAGTGGTTGGATACTCAAAGCATAAGACCTGATATGCTGGATTTTATATCCGACAGAATGAGTGTTCAGCAGATAAAAAACTATATATGCCGTCAGATGTCCGAAAACAGTATGACAAGCAGAGATGTAATACAGACGTGGAGCGATTATCTTGGTATGGCCGAACGGCTGAAAATGAATATAGCTGATCCTATCGTGTACCGAGCAAAAAAGCTCAGGCAGCGTCACGACGAACTGGTAAAAGAGGTTGATGACAAAGAACGTGCGTTAAGAGCGGTTGAAATCAGCAAGAAATATCCTAACATAGAAGCGGTTTTGCAAAAAATAAAGTCAAAATACGAGTATGAAGACGAAACGTACTCAATACTCATACCGGGAAAAATAGAGGATATTCTCGCCGAAGGAGCGGCACTGCACCACTGCATAGACAAAACAGACAGATATTTTGATCGCATAAATGCACAGGAATCATATCTGATGTTCTTGCGCCGAACAGCCGAAAAGGACAAGCCATATTATACCCTTGAAGTTGAACCGAACGGCACAGTACGGCAGAAGCGGACGGAATTTGACAGGCAGAACCCCGACATAGAGGATGCAAAAACGTTTTTGCGCAAATGGCAGAAAATCATATCAAAGCGACTTAGCTCCGAAGATATTAAGCTTGCAAGCAAAAGCAAGAAGTTGAGGAACGAAGAGTTTGAGGAGCTTGAACGTACAAAAGCAAGAATCCGTAACGGCACATTACAAGGACATTTACTTGTTACGGTGCTTCGGGAGGACTTAATGGAAAATACAGACGAAAGCGAAAAGGTGAGCGTATGATAAGAATATCCCCTCAGAGAGGCGGTGCTCTGAACGAAAATGACAGACTGGATCTCGCACGACTGCTGATAAAAGCCGGATATAAGGTGAGGATCGGCAAAGAGAAAATGAACGGAAGTAGTACATATACCTACTTCATCGAATACGAAGAGGTGCGCAATGGCGCTTAATCTCACGAAAAAACAGCTGAAAGCTCTCGGAATATCAATTTCCGAGAGCGAGAAGCCGAATAAATATCGCTCAAAAGCCTGTAAAATTGATGGTATAACGTTTCAGAGCACAGCAGAAGCAAATTACTACTACAAGCTTAGAATGCTTGTAAAGGCTAAAAAAATCGCCGGTTTCTGCCGTCAACCCCGTTTTGTTATAACCGAGGGCGACGACAATACACATTGTGTAGAATATGTTGCTGATTTCATCGAATTTCACAATGACGGAACGTATCGCATTGTAGATGTCAAGGGCATTCAGACACCAGTGTTTAAGCTCAAAATGAAAAGCTTACACGAAAAATACCCGACGATAAAAATAAACTTGGAGGATTAAAAGATGATGGCCAATAGAAAAGAACTCTCAGATAAGCTTAAAAAGCTCAAGGATGTAATCATGAAGGATTCAGGCGCACTTTTCCGTGACGGGAAAATCGTAGCGAGCAATCCTGCGTTCGCCCTGTCTGCCAATTTCGACTGTGGCAATTCCGAAGATTTTGTGTTACCGGTAACGGCAATAAATTTCATCGAAAATATGGCTGATGATGAAATCGAACTTCAGCCGAGCAACAATAAAATTGTCATTAAAGGAAAGCGAAATAAGGGAACATTTGCTACAGTGTCACCGTCAATCTATCATGTAAGCGAGCCGGAAGCAAATGACACGCTTTTGGTGTTTGCAGATGATGATTTTCTGCGAGCGGCCAACAGCGTAACATACGCTTGTAGCGTTATTGAGACACGACCGGCGCAGATGGGCGTTTTGCTTGACAGCGAGGACAGCGGCAAACTGAACATAATCGCAAGCGATGGAGTTAAACTCGCCGCAAACTCGGTTGATTACAACGGCGAGATCAGAGCGGTAATACCTAAAGCTGCATTTAAAAAGCTTTTGTCGATTTCAAACGGCAACGGTATCACGCTAAAAAAAACAAGCAGTGCCAATCAGCTGGCATTTGAAACAGGAGAATACACGCTATTTGTTCAGCTGTTGGAAAACAATTTCTTTAACTACAAGCCGCTTGTAGAGCTTACAAAACAGAAAAGCGAAAATGAGCTGAAAATCAACAGCGTATCACTTCTCAATGCACTTCAAAGAGCAAAAATATGCGAGGGCACAAAGCGTTCGGCAATTGTCATGATGCTTGACGCAAATGCTAATACAGTAACGATTAAAACGACCGACTCTCTTGAATCGTTTTCGGAAGAGATCGAGATAGAAAACATTGTCGATAAAACGGTGAGTGTAGCATTTAACGGTGATTGTATGAGTGAAATGCTTCACGCTGCGGGTGCAGATAATCCGTCAATAACACTGACTGTAACAGGCAGTGAAAAGCCGATTATAGTCAAGAGTACAGGCGGCTTTATAGGCTTGCTACAGCCCATACGAATGAAAAAGTAAGGAGAGTAACCAATGAAAACCCTGAATGAAATAAAAGAGCTGCCTAACCTGATGATACAGCATATCGCTGTAGACGGAGGGCTCGGAGTGTTATTCAAAGCCGGCAAAAGCTTCGCAACTGTCGTATGGAGCAACGGCGGCGGATGGGAACACGTCAGCATTAGTCCGTTTAAGCGTTCGTATACGCCGATATGGGACGAAATGTGCAAGCTGAAAGATATGTTCTTCTATAGCGATGAAACGGTAGTGCAGTACCACCCTGCGAAAAACGAGTATGTAAACAACCTACCGAACTGTTTACATCTTTGGCGACCTATCAACGAGAAAATGCCTGCACCGCCGTCAATCTTTGTAGGCGTTAAGCACGGTCAGAGCCTTGAGGAAGTCAAAGCGGCTATAAAAGACGCCTGTGAGCATTAAGCGAGGAGCAAAGATGAAAAAATTTGATAGAATAGAAGCTGTTGACTACTACATAAAAGGTGAGTATCACTGCGACAAATGTCCGTTCTGCTGGGGTGGCGAATATATGCCCGGATGTGATGATTATGACGATGCCGGGTGTTATATCTTCGGAGATCTTCGTGATACTTGTCGGTTGATACCGCCAATCCGCTTTATTCTCGGATGGGGCAGGAGAAAGAGAACGGAATATTTTCGGGCACACGAATACGACGATTTTTCAGAATGGTATGCAGAAAAAGAGAAAAAAGAAACTGCATTTATTCAAGCCTTTAATGACAGAATTTTCTCACATTTTGCGCTGTTTTGGAAAGATAAAGACGGCAATATTTTCGGTAATCCTATTGACGCAGAGAGATTTTGCGAGTTTGATAACATGATGCGGTTTCTGAGTGACTGTGAAGATATATTTGCTCCGCCGTCATATGTACCACTAAAAAAACGATGGGCGCAGCTCGTCAATGACACATGGCACGAGTTTATCATGATCTTTAAGCCATACTTTTGTAAGTGAGGTGCAACACATGAGGTATTATAACAATAAACGCTATAACAGCACAAGACGTTCCAGAAGATTACGCAAAATGTTTGAGAAAATGTGTCCTAAAGCGAATTACTGCAAGAACGCAGACAGATGTGACTATGAGCATACCTTTGTTGGCGAGAAGCTGTGTTTTGAGAGAAAGGAGTACGACAAATGATTGAAGAAGAAATCTTGAACGAATGTAGGGAAAGGTTTGCTGCTCATAAGGCAACTTTAATACAGGACACTGACCGCTATATGATTATTGATTGGCGAAAAGCCGATGGAAGTATCGACTATTACGTTAATTACATTCTCGACAAAAAAAGAGGCAACCTGATAATAAGCGGCGACTTGGGAGATTGCATTGCAACGTGGTACAATGCGGTCAGTCCCAGACAAATGAAAAGCTATCTCAAAGATGTTCATTACTTCACAAGCAAATTTCAGTGTTCGACCGATAAATATATCTACGATCCGGACAGTGCTTTCGAAGACATCAAATACCAACTGAAAGACTACATGAAATTAGAACTCGAAGAACTGTTGAATGCCTGCAGAAAGCATTTATGGTATTCCGTTGATACAGAAGAAGAACTCTGGGACGCTGTAAAATCGGATATAGATGAGAATTGGTTTTCGGATACCAAACCGCATTATTCGACAGATATGACAAACTTTTTACAAGAACTGTACTATGAGTATTATGAGTGGCTGTATGACTGCGGAAGGAGTATAGATATGCGTGTGTATCTATGGGCAGTCGGTTATGAAATGGCTTATACACAGCTGGAATGTGAAAAAACGGACAAGGAGACAGAATGAAAACGGTAACACTAATAATCGCTGATGAATGTGACGAGGTTGTGTCTTTAACAACCTTCGGAACTTGCAAAGAAGATGGCAAGCCAAAGATAACGACAGCAGCATTTTTTGTTAAAAACGGAGATGTGGTACGCTTCCCTGAAGATATATCGATAATGACAGCAGAACAATTTGGCAAGCATGGACACTGGATAACCGATAAGGTTGAATTTTACAAACTGTTGAACGAAAAAGGAGTACCGCTTGAAAAACAACCATATTTGACTTCTGATTGCGTTGCATGCTCGGAGTGCATGCGAGTTATTAACTGCATGGATAACTGCATGGAAGACGCTATGTATTGCAAGTATTGCGGTGCAAAGATGGACGAGAAGGAGTTATGACGTTGTGTGCCAAGTGTCACAGAGATCTACACGGAGGAAAAAAATGAATGAATTATCCGAAAAGGAACGCATAGCAATCGAGCGGTTAAAGGCATTCGAGCCTGACGAGCCGTACTATCTGTGCTATAGTGGCGGTAAAGACAGTGACGTGATACGCATACTTGCACAGCTTGCAGGCGTGAAACACGAATTGCATCACAATTTAACGAGTGTAGACGCACCCGAAACCGTGCAATATATCAAAAGCATACCCGATGTGCACATCGACATACCACATGATAAAGACGGTAACAGAGTGTCTATGTGGTCGCTGATTGCGAAAAAAGGTATGCCGCCGACAAGGGTAGTGAGGTATTGCTGTTCTGAATTAAAAGAAAAAGGCGGAGAAGGCAAGCTAAAAATTACTGGTGTTCGTGCAGCTGAAAGTGTCAGTCGCCAAAAAAACGCAGGTATGGTCAAGATTATAGGCAAGCCGAAAACAATACAAAAATTTGCAGAAAACGTCGGCGCTGAATATGATTTAAACCTAAAAGGCGGCATCGTTATGAACATGGACAACGGTTCTAACAGACGACTGGTAGAGCATTGCTATAGAACGACAAATACGATGCTCAATCCGATTATTGACTGGTCGGATAATGATGTGTGGACGTTTTTAAAGCACTATGGTTGTGCAAGCAATCCGTTATATCAGTGCGGGAAATCCCGTGTCGGTTGCATCGGTTGTCCAATGCAAAATAGAAACGCAAGATTATCAGAATTTAGCAAGTATCCAAAATACAAACAGCTGTACATATCTGCTTTTGACCGAATGCTAATTAAAAATTCTGAAAGAGATGTTAAACGTTCATGGGAAACAGGCGCAGATGTATATAACTGGTGGCTTGATATTGACGAAAATCAGATGACGTTTTTTGAAGACAAAATGTAACGAACGGAGGTGTAACATTGGAAACGAACCGTATGGATATCAATTCCGAGGGCTATCGAGATCCGACGGCAGGCAAGGCGTATGAAAATATCTGTCGTGAGGAACGTAGAAAAGAAGCGGAAACGCTTGAAATCCTCGGCAACCTCGTCAAGACAATCAAGAGGGTTGCAGAGCTTGCAGGTTTTGAAGTTGTCGGACGAATAGCCCTCAAGCACAAAGTGACAGGAAAAGAATACAGATAGAAATAAATTTATACAGTGCTGCTACAACAGAAGATTTCGGACTTAAAGCCAAAGGGGGAGCTTATGCCTACTTACTTAGAAGATGAGATCATCAGAATAGCAGCCAAAGCAGGTGCCGAAGCCGCTATTCAAAAAGAAGCTGAAAAAAAGAAAGAACTTGAAAAGAAAAAACACTCAAAGCGGCTTCGTAACACTAAACTGTTGCTGGAGCATTACCGTGAGTTTAAGGCGTATTCTGCAAATGCAGTCTATAATGCCGAAACATCACCGCACGCTATTGATATACTCGAAGCTTTGTGGATAAAGGATGACGACCGCAGAGAACTTGTGATTGACAGCATAAAGCGCAGTGCGGTGCGTACTATGGTAATCGTATCGCATATTGATACAATGCTTGACGTATACAACAGCCTCGTTGAGAAATCTAACGATGAGTTGGAAAAACGGCGTTGCAGAGTAATCACCGCCAGATACATTTCTGACGAACAGCTCACGATAGAAGAAATCGCTCGTGAAGAAAGTATAGAGCCAAGAACCGTATATCTCGACATCGAAGCGGCAGTAAGTAAGTTGTCTACCCTATTCTTTGGAATCGATATGTTTCTTAATGTGTGATTTCAAAAAGTCTTCATTGACACTTCAAACGGTCCGTGATACAATGTTATCGTAAAATCCTATATGTAGTTTCTCCTTAGTAGCAAAGAAGCGGCATATCTCGCCGGATATGCTCAAGTATTAAGGAGGTCCTATGAAAAGTCAAAGAAATGTTGAGTATATCTCGCCGGATATGCTCAAACCACACCCAAAAAACTCCCGTATACACTCTGAAAAGCAGATAGAAAAGCTACAGAGAAGCATACGGGAGTTTGGTTTTGCAAAACCTGTTATAGTTGACGAGGATTACACCATACTCGCAGGACACGGAGCAGTGCTTGCCGCAAAAGCCGAAAACCTTAAATCAATCCCCTGCTTTATCCTTACAGGGCTCACAGACGAGCAGAAACGAGCGTATATCATTACGGACAATCGCATGAGTGATTTATCCTATTTTGATATGAATGCCGTTGTAAGCGAAATTGAGGAGCTTTGCGGGCGTAATTTCGATGTCAGCATTACGGGTTTTGATGAATCTCTGATATGCAATGACAGCCTTGATGACCTTGAGGACATTTTTGAGGAGAAAAAGCCCGAAAATAGCGATGATGAGGAAAAGGACAAAAAAGACAAAAGCGTGATCTGCCCTGAATGTGGTCACGCTTTTACGCCGTGAAGCTGTTCCTTGCAAGCTCAGAGGGAAAGCAGTATTTAAAAGACGAATTGATGAAAAGCCGTTATTTGCTGACGGCTTTTTTCTATTACCGAGAGTGGCAAAGAAAGTTGATAAAGAGTACCGATATGTTTCTGCTCGATTCGGGGGCATTTACATTTATGTCAAACTCCAAAGGAGCTATGCCCGACTGGAACGATTACATATCGCAGTACATACGCTTTATCAACGAAAATGATATTCAATATTTTTTCGAGTTGGATATTGACTGCCTTGTCGGATATGACAAGGTAAAGGAATATCGCAAACGAATCGAATGTCAGACACAGAAACAAGCTATACCGGTATGGCACAAGAGCCGAGGTATAGAAGAATTCAAAAATCTGTGTGCCGAATACTCATATATTGCTATAGGCGGCTTCGCAATCAAGGACATAAAGCCTGCGGAATATAAATACATACACTCTCTGCTGAGCTATGCAAGAGCGCATAACACCAAAGTACACGGCTTAGGGTTTACGCCTGCCGACGTAGAAAAATATGACTTCTACAGTGTTGATAGTTCGTCGTGGACGATAGGCTCACGATATGCAAGAATATATCTGTTCAAGGACGGCAGAATGACACAGGTAGGCAGACCCGCAAACACACGGCTGAAAGATTATAAGGTGTTGGACGCACATAATCTCAAGCAATGGATAAGATTTCAACAGTACCTTGATAGATGATAGGAGAACATAAAAATGATAAAGAGCGAAAAAAAATTAAATATAATGACAGCACTGTTTTGTGCCTGCCTTGTCATATCGAACGTGGTGGCCTGCAAGGTAATTGACACAGGCATATACCTGTTCGGAAGCGTAATAACAATCCCCGGAGCTGTGCTCTGTTACCCTTTAACATATCTGATAACAGATATTGTAGGCGAAAAATGGGGCAAGAAATCAGCTAATCGCATAGTGTGGATAGGGCTTGCCACACAGCTGCTCGCAACATTCATCATAATGGTAACGCAGTATATGCCTACAGTTTCGGCAGAAACGCAGAAAGCCTATGATATGCTGTTAGGGCAGAACTGGATATTTACACTCGGAAGCTTGACCGCATATCTCATCAGCCAGAGCTTAGACGTTTCGGTATTTCACAAAATAAGAGACGCATACATAAAGAAGCACGGTAGCACAAAAGGCGGTCGCTGGATATGGAACAATGCGTCAACGCTTACAAGTCAGCTTGTAGATACCGCAATATTCTGTGTAATTGCTTTCGGCGTTGGCTTTGGTTGGCTGTGGGATAATCCTCAGGCTGTCGTAAATATGGTTATAGGTCAGTATCTCGTAAAGGCGTGTATCGCTTTACTGGATACTCCTTTCTTTTATTTTTTCACAAAAAGGCGTTCTGCCGAAGAAGATTGCTGTGAAAATACGAATTAAATAAAATCCGAAGCGGAGAGGTGGGATAGGTGGGCAGACAAAGAAGCCCTAACAGAGATAGGGCGTACGAGATGTGGAAAGAATCCAACGGTGCAAAACCTTTGAAGTCTATAGCGGAAGAACTCGGCGAACCTGAAACACTTGTCCGCAAGTGGAAATGCCAGGATAAATGGGATAGCAAAAGTAACGTTACCGAAAAGAAAAAAGGTAACGTTACTAAACGCAAGCGGGGCGCACCGAAAGGCAATCACAACGCAAAAGGACACGGCGCACCGAAAGGAAACACCAACAGCTTAAAACACGGCGGTTACTCAATGCGAATGTATGGCGAGGGACTGAGCGAAGAAGAGCAAGAACTATGGGACAGCATGGATGAGGACGAAGAAGAACTGCTGCTTGAGCAAATCCGCTTTTACCGATTAAGAGAACGCCGCATACTGATAGCAATTGCGTCTTTGCAGGAAGAACACCAACTGATAACAGGCGTAATGCGAGTTGAAAATAAACGTAACTTCAAGAACGCTTCAGAAATGGAGCGGTATAATGAGCAAATCGAAGAAAAGGTTGCAAAGGGCGAACGCCTTGCAGGCGATGCGTTTCAGATGCAGACAATGACGGAAAACAGCTATAAGCGCATAGAACGGCTCGAAGCAGAACTGACGAAAGTACAGCGAGCAAAAGTCGAGGCTATCGGTAAGCTTGCTGATATACGCAAAAACCGCAACGAAGCTACCGGAGATGAGGCGGTTGACGATTGGATAAAAGCAATTATGGACGGTGATAGCATTGAATAGACAAGATTTTATCACCGAGCGCATTAAGCTATACCGAAAAAATCCTGTGCTGTTTGCTAACGAAGTAGTATGCTTTACACCTGATGAATGGCAAAGCGGTGTGCTTATGGACGTGGCTACAGCGCCGAAAGTTTCTGTCCGCAGTGGTCAGGGCGTCGGCAAGACAAGTATCGAAGCGGTTATCGCCTTGTGGTTTTTATCGTGTTTTCCTATGTCGAGAGTTGTCGCCACCGCTCCCACAGCAAGACAGCTCAATGATGTGTTATGGGCGGAGCTGTCAAAGTGGATAAGTAAAAGCCCACTCCTTAAAGCTCTGCTGAAATGGACTAAAACCAAAGTGGAAGTAAGAGGCTACTCGGAGCGGTGGTTTGCAACAGCAAGAACAGCTACCACAGCCGAGAATATGCAGGGTTTCCACGAAGACAATATGCTATTTATTATAGACGAAGCTTCGGGTGTCAGCGATGAAATCATTGAGGCTATCCTCGGTACGCTGTCAGGCAAGAACAATAAACTGCTGATGTGTGGCAACCCCACTAAAACCTCAGGCGTGTTCTTTGACAGCCACAATCGTGACCGTGCGTTATTCAAGACGTATCGTGTTTCTTCGCTTGACTGCCCTCGCACGAATAAAGAAAACATAAACGCAATGCTTGAAAAATACGGACGAAACAGCAATTTCGCCCGTGTTCGTATATATGGGGATTTTCCCGAGCAGGAAGACGATGTGTTTATAACACTGTCTGCACTTGAACGATCGGCAAATACGGTTATCGATGAGAAGCCTGTTCCTGTTACCGTGCGCATCGGCTGTGACGTTGCCCGATATGGCGATGATAAAACAATTATCGGCATAAAGGTTGACGAAAAAGTGAGCTTTTACGAAAAGGCACAGGGGCAAGACACGATGCGTACAGCTGATAACATAGCAATGTGCTACAAAAAGCTGATAGACAGATACAGCCAATATAAAGGCAAAATCATCGTCACTGTCGATGACGGCGGTGTCGGCGGTGGTGTTGTTGACAGATTACGCCGTATATGCAAGGCTGATCCGAAAACTTACGGGCGCATGAAGGTAGTGCCTGTCAAGTTCGGTATGAGGATACGTCACCGCTACTATTATGACACGACAACCTATATGATGTCTGTCGTGAAAGAGCTGTTGTCTGATACTGACAAAAACGGTGAAGCAAAGTCGATAGAACTTGTACTGCCGAAAGACGATGACCTTATAGCACAGCTGTCATGCAGAAAATATACAATGACCGAAAGCTCGGTCATAAAAATCGAAAGCAAAAAAGAGATGAAAGCGAGAGGGCTACCCTCTCCTGACGAGGCAGACTGCGTATTGCTGTTATGCCTGCCGATAAAGAAGGACTGAAAGGATGTTGAAAATGTCTGATGAAAAGAAAAAGCCGTCTGTTACGATAGGTGTCAAGTTTGTGGACGCACCGATAAAAAAAGCTCTGTCGGACACGGCTATGGAAAAAACAGACGAGTATACAGCTGGGGAATGGCTTGAACCGCCTGTTCCTCTTCAGGACCTCTACGAAATGTACAGACACTCTTCAACGCTTCCTCAGTGCGTAGCCGCTTACGAACGCAACATAGCCGGCTTTGGAATTTCTATCGAATATTACGACGACAAAAACGAAGACGAAGCAATGTCAGCTGAATATACAAAAGCCGAAAAGATACTGTCTTTGATGAACTTTGACAAGCCTATCGAAGGGGTTTTCAAGGAAGCCATAAGAAGCCGTGAAATATATGGAATAGCATACATCGAAATCATTCGTAATGCTATGGGCAATGTTGTTCAGATCGAGAACATAAGAGATGTTGACACTATCCAGAAGTCTGTTCTTTCAAAGGAATGGTTCGAGGTGCAGTATATGGATAAAGGCATCCCATTCACCTATAAAAAGCGTTTCCGCAAATACAGACAGCAGGTAAGCGGTAAGTACGTTTATTTCAAGGAGTTCGGCGACAAGCGAACGCTTGACATTCGAAGCGGTGATTATGTTGACGAGGTGATCCCTGCCCAGTACCAGGCAAATGAAATACTCGAAATAAAAATCGGCAGTATGCCTTATGGTGAGGTACGTTGGATAGGTCAGACGCTTAGCGTTGACGGCTCAAGACGAGCCGAAAATCTTAATAACACTTACTTCCGAAAAGGCAGACATACGCCTATGGCGATACTCGTCAAAGGCGGTACACTGTCACAAAAGAGCTATACTAATCTTCAGCAGAACATAACCGAAATTGAGGGTGAAAAAGGACAGCACGCATTTATGGTGCTGGAGCTTGAAGGTTTAAACAGCGACACAGGCTTTGAAAATACTCAACGCCCTGAAGTCGAAATAAAAGACCTTGCGCCTATTCTGCAAAAAGACGAGCTGTTTCAGGAGTATCTTGACAACAACCGCCGCAGAATACAGAGTGCTTTCCAGCTTCCCGATATATATGTTGGCTACAGCTCCGACTATACACGAGCAACCGCCCAGGTTGCGATGGAGGTCACAGAACAGCAAGTTTTCCAGCCCGAAAGAGCAAGCCTTGAATGGATTATCAACAACAAGCTTCTTAACGGCTATGGTTTTAAATACGTTCATATAGCATTCAAAGCACCCGAAATACGCAATCCCGATGATCTCTCAAAGATACTCGGCATTACGGAACGTGCAGGTGGCTTAACGCCGAACAAGGCAAAAGAAGTAACATACAAGTTCCTCGGCGATGAATACGAGGATTATCCGGACGAATGGGGCAATATTCCTATAGTGCTTGCTTCTCAGCAATCGTCCGCTTCTCCTGCACCGGCAGACGATACACTGATAGCCAAAAGCTCAGATGACGTTATATCGGTGCTTAAATCAATACGGGACAGGTTCGAGGATTAGAAACACTATGGATAGAAAAGCTTGCTGTGATGCCGAAATCATTGAGTGCATTAACAGGATAATCGAAAAAGACAACGACAAGCTTTACGATAAGCTGAAGAAAATGGGTATAGCTTTTGCGGCAATGACTGTCCGGCAAATATCTTTGCTTGAAAAGCGTATAGCAACAGCAATGAAAAAATGGCATAAAAACGAAAAGACTTCTCTGCTTAATTCAGAAAGTCTTTTTTCTTTTCTGTCCTCCCACACCACAGAATCGGAAGCTGATACGGAGCTTGTGCAAGCAGTTTCGCAGGCAGTTGAAGAAACCTGCGGCGATGTATTACAAGCGTCGGCAGATCAGTACATACGGCAGACGGACGCTGAACTGTCGGTGACGGAAATAAGTGCGCCGACAGCGGCGGCGGTAAGCGAGGCAAGCGTACAAGCAGGTACATCAGTTTTAAGGCACGTTACCGACGAGATAAGTAATATCATACAGGAAGCAATAAACAACGGTGACAGCGTTGACGATGCGGCTAAACGTATCTTTGACGGTAGACTGCGTGACGAATATTACGAAGCTCGCCGAGTGGCACAAACAGAAATGATGCGTACACACGCTTACGCCAAATACGAAGCACTCCAACAGTCGCCCGTTGTAAACGCAAAACGGTGGAGGCATACAGGAGCAAAGGGTGCAGCTTCGAGAGAAAATCACGTCAATATCAGCGGCCAAACAGTGCCGAAAGATCAACCGTTCACGCTGACGGGACGCGATGGCACTACATATCATCCGATGCTACCGCATGACACCGCATTGCCTGTGGCTGAAGCAATCAACTGTCACTGCATACTCGAAGCAGTTATAGACAAAGATTTGAAATCACTACCGCCTGAGCAAAAGGCACAAATGCAACGGGATAATATTAGGGCACTAAATCAAGAATATGCGGAAAAAAGCGGCAAATCAAGACGTGCTGTTGGATTAAAAGTTGACAATAACGGAAACGATGATATAATAAATATCAATGATAGCTCTTCGGGCAAACATTGGGTTGAAGAAATTGGACAGATTGATTTTGCGGACAATGACGCTATAACTAGAGCTCTTTCCGATTTTGAGAACACATATGCAGATAGTACTATCGAGCATTGCCGGGTAATCACCGTTGAAGGAAAAATATATGATGTTCATGGTGATAAGTGGAGTGTTAATACTGATCTTCTTGGAGATGAAATGCGTGGAAGCATTAACGAACATAATCATGTGACAGGAGAAAGTCAGTATTCATTTAGTTGGGAAGATTTATCTTCAAGTGCTATGGACGGTTCCACTATATCGAAAGCATTTGACGAGAAATATCGTTACGAAATGGTTTTACCCGCCAAATCTATAGAAGATGATGTTGTGTATTCAGCTTATCAGCAAGCAAAGGAAGAAGTAGAAGACATAAATCTTTCTGCTTATTTAAATGGTCAAGCTACAATTTCTGACGAAGATGAGCAACACGAAATAATAAAGCGAGCATGTAAAAAGGTGGGAATTAAATATGAAAGAACTATCAGATAATGATAATAAAAAGAAGTTTATAGCTGAAGCAAAAAACGTATATCGTGAGTATTATGAGGAAGTTGAAAAAGTTATAGTTCAAAAGAAAGCTTCCGGCATTACTGGTAAAGATGTTGGGGTAAAAGAAGAAAACGAATTACGGAAGAAAAGAAACGATAAATTGAAAAAGCTTGCAGAACTACATTTAAATCATTAACAAACAACAAAAAATTATATAATTACAATCAAATGTGGATTTTAGCACCCTTCGTAGGTGCTTTTTTTGTGCAAAAAACTGAATTGAGAAAGGAAAATAAAAATGAAAGTATTTATCTCACAGCCTATGAGAGGCAAAACAGACACGGAAATCGTTAAGGAAAGGCATAAAACCATAAGCGCAGCAAAAGAACTTTACGGGGAAGATATTGAAGTAATTGATTCGTTCTTTCAGTCTGCCCCTACGGATGCAAGGCCGCTGTGGTTTCTCGGTAAGTCGCTTGAGCTTCTTTCCGGAGCAGATGTTGCAGTGTTCTGTCCCGGGTGGGAAGATGCAAGAGGCTGCCGAATAGAACACGACTGCTGTGTTGAATATGGAATAGAATGTTTACATCTTTGATACATCAGAATGAAGCGTCTCGAATGGCATTTTATGCGCAAAACAGAAAGGACGGATAATCATGGACGAAAAAGCAATAAAAATTGTAAGAGAGTACATAGAAAGACATCTCGACAAATCAGACGTAAAACCTGATTTTGATGTTTATACAGTGTGGAAGTGTAAAGCTCTTCAGAACTGGAAATACCTTCTTTCAAGCACTCTTCCCGACGGTATGTATTATGAACTTACATATAACGGTGATAAAAAAGAGTGGTATCTTGACACATACAAGAAGGTAGAAAACAAGGTTGTTATTGAGTGACAACTAATCAAATGTCGGAATGAAGCACCTTAACGGGTGCTTTTTTATATTCAAAACCAGAAAGGAGGATACCGATATGAACAATATCGAAAAGGCAATCGAGATAAGAAACGCAAGAATACGTTTTGTGTCACTTGTCGATAAGGCGGCAAATCTTCAGAGCTTCCTTGTTACCAAAAACAAGGACGGCGAAGCAAGCTTCACGACCTGCGGACAGATAGTAAAGGCGGACGCAGATAATCACTATGTCACAGGAATTGTCTATGAGCCTATGGTAAAAGACTCACAGGGCAACTTCATGACAGAAGACGAGATAGTCAAGGCGGCAAGGTGGTATGCAAAGAACGGCAATATGGTTGATGTTCAGCATAGCTTCTCGCCGCTTTCTTCGGCTTCAGTTGTAGAAAGCTGGGTTGCGAAAGCGGATTTTTCGCTCGGTGACAAAGCGGTCAAAAAAGGTACTTGGCTGATGACGGTAGAGATTTCAGACGATAAAATCTGGAGCCGCATCGAAAAGGGCGAGATTACCGGCTTTTCAATGGGCGGTGTCGGCGAGTACGCTACCGAAGATGTTGACATTGACAATCTCGAAAAATCATTTAGTGATGCCACTCCGAAGAAGCGCAGAGGTATCATAAAAACACTGCTGTCATTACTTGACGGCGAAAAACAGGAGGAAACAGAAGTGACAAAGGACGAAATGAAGGCTATCGTTTCTGAAACGATAGAAAAGTCTGCCGGCTCTATTGCGGCGGAAGTTGCTAAGATCATCAAGGAAGAAGCTCAGGCGGCAGATAACGGCACATCGCAGGCAAGCTCTGAGGAAAAGAGTGCAGAAGCTGACAACACAAAGGATTCCGAGAAAAAGGAAGAACCTCTCACAAAAGAAGAAATCGGCGCAATGATTACTCAGGCAGTCAAGGAGGCAGTTCCTGCAATGCTCAAGGAAGCTCTTGCCGCACAGAGAGGCACAACACAGCAGAGCGATGAGGCTGACGTAAACAAGTCTAAGGACGGCGCTCAGAAGAAGCACTATCTTGCAGGTATCATCTAAGGAGGAAAAAGAACCATGTTCCAGAACGAAGAGATCATCAAAGGTACAATTACCACCAACTCCATTTCAAGCGGTCTGCTTAATCCTGAACAGGCTAAGCAGTTTATCAAGCAGACATTTGACGCTACACCGCTTGCAAGTGCAGTACGTCACGAAATGCGCAGAGCAAGAACGGGCTACATCGACAAGATCGGTATTGCAAAGCGTATCGTAAGAAAGAAAGTTGAAAACACCGATGACGGCTACAGAGCAACTGTAACACCGTCACAGGTTGAGTACAAGACGACAGCCATAAGATTACCCTGGGAGATCACAGGCGAAACGCTCAGAGAAAACATCGAGGGACAGAGCTTTGAAGCAACGGTTACAAATCTGATGACAACACAGCTCGGTGTAGATCTCGAAGACCTCTATCTCAATGGCGACGAGGCAACGCCTGCACAGTACGACACAGGAAAGAAGGACGGAGAAACAAATCCGATTATGGCGGCTACTCCCGATTACGACTTCCTCTCTATCAATGACGGCTGGATCAAGCAGATCAAGGCTAACGGACATATCGTTGACGTTTCAAGCAAAAACAGCGGTGCAATGTCGCTTGATATGTTCTATGATGCGCTGAAATCCATGCCGAACAAGTACAATAACGGCAAGCTCCGTTGGGTTATGTCACCCCACAGAGCGCAGGAGTGGGAACTCTACCTGCTCAACAAGGCTATTACAGCCGGTGGCATGATACCTCAGTCAATGTACAACGAGCCTGCAAAGATACCCGTAATTTCTTGTCCGTCAATCGCCGATGACTGCATTCTGCTTACCGACCCCAACAACCTTATCGTAGTTAATACATACGGTGTTCAGATTCGCAAGACAGATACCGACAAGGAATCTATTATGCAGGATAAGATTTTCTATGCGGTGCATCTTGACTTTGACGCAATTATCGAGGAAGCTGATGCAACAGCTATCATCACAGGTATTGCATAATACAGGAGGGTGCTATGTATAAGTTAAGACTTATCAAGGGGCTTTCATACAGTGGGGCTGTTTCTGCAACAAGGAACAGCCCTTTTGTATCGGTTGAAAACAAGGATATTGCCGACAAGCTTATTGCAGACGGCTATTTTGAACTTGTCGAAACCGCAGAAAAGCCTATTGAATATAAGGACCTGCCGCTTGACGAGTTAAAGTCTATTGCCGCCGAGCGTGGCATTGATATAACATCGTTAAAGAAAAAGGCGGATATTGTAAAAGCAATAACCGACATTGAAGCTGACAACGCAGAATGCGAGGCTGATTACGGTGAGTGTGACGTGGATAACAGCTGATGAGCTGAGGAGCTACACAAACTATCCGTCAGTAAAAAGTAGGAGCGATAATCAGCTTGCCATAGATATAAAGCGAGCTATGGCGGCAATCACGAACTACACGCATAACAATTTTGCTGACGGTGAGATACCCGAAAATGTGAAAACGGCTTGCTTACTGCTTGCGGAAGCTTACGCTTATAACGCAATGGCAACAAGCAAAGAAATGAAGTCGGAAACATTCGACGATTATTCGTACACGGCCAATGACACGCTTGTAAGCATATCTGACTTAAATCTGGCTCCTTTGCTTGATGAGTATGTGATATCAGTACAGAGCGGAAAGGTCGTTATGAATTTAAGAAAGCTGTAAAAGGAGGCGGTACAATGAGTTTAGACGCTTTGCTAAATCACAAATGCAACATCTATCACTTGCAGGCTGTTGAAAAACAGGTTGGCTATGGCTTGCCTGCTACAAAAGAGTTTAAATACTCCGATGAGCCTGACTGCGCAGATGTTAAATGCCATTTTTGTACCGCCAATACAGGCTTGAGCCTTCAGACCGCCCCTGCGTATAACGCCGTATCCGCTTCTGTAAAGCTGGTGCTTCCTGTATCTACAGATGTCCGTATCAATGACAAAATTGTTGATACGGAAACCGGATACGAATACACCGCCGAAGTGCCGAGAAATATCCGTAATCATCATATCTTTGTTATGCTGACTCGCAGAGAGGAACAGAAGAAGATATGAACAAGAAGTATGTAAGCTTTGATTACTCGCAGATAGAAGCTTATCTGCATAAATTTGAAGAACTGCGTCCCCGTGTCGAGCAGGTTATAAACAACGTGCTGAACGAATGGGGAATAATCTTTTTGAACAAAGTTACGGATAACATCATAGAGTGCAAGTCTGTAGTAACATCAAACATGATTGCAAGCTTTACGTTTGGTGACACCAACAGTATATGGGAAGTCGATAAGAACTCGATTACTGTAGGTAGCAAGGTCAGGTACGCTTACCTTGTCGAAAACGGACATTGGAACATGGGAGAAGATGTTACGCACAGGTTTGTACCCGGTTACTGGAAAAGAGGCGATACGGGTGATAAGTTTGTCTATGATCCGACCGCTAAGGGCGGAATGATGTTGAAACGGCAGTATATTGAAGGCAAAAAATTCTTTGCTAAAGCTCTTCTGGAAATGGAAGGGCAGATAGGCGAGATATTTGACAGCTACATGGCGGAGCTGTTGGATATATTCTGACAATGTGTGTGAGGTGGAAGAATGATTATTACAAGCGAAACGGCAAGTATTGCAAGATTCATCATCGAGAACGCCGTGGAGGGTACAGTGCCGTATTATGAAGAAATGCGAGAGAATTTTGCTGTTCCGTCTGTTTTCTTCCCCTCGCCCGTTGTTTCTTCAAACGAACACACCGTTTCCTCGTATTCGTTTATATACAGCTGGAGCGTGGTTGTGTTTGCGACTAATGACGATTTAGCGTATGAAAACGCTATAAGGATTGCAAAAGCAATTCGTGACAATGCTATGCTGATCCCTGTCGTTGACTCTGACGGTCAGCCGACAGATGATTATATACGCATAACAAAATGCGAAATAAACGCAAATGATAGTTGTGCCAAAAGCATAGACATCGGCTGGCGAAGCACTGAATTTTACAGCGATGTAAGAGAGGTTAAGCCTACAGCTGATGATGTGATGTGCTCTATCTCAAGAAAGGAGAATACATGAGCAAAAACACTAATGCGACAACAGCAAAGAGCGAAAAAACAGAGCTTGTTTTTACTGTAAAACAGCTTCGTCAGCACGCTTTAAAGCTGTTCGGAGTAACTGTCAGCACATTTGACGGTGCTGTTTACGGGCTTGCAGAAGACGCAAAGTTTACCGTAAACGAAATGGCAGAAAAAATAAGACAGTGGCAGTCAAAGGAGGTAAAGTAACAAATGGCAGGTGGAAGATTTGACAAGCGTACTGGAAAGACACGCCCCGGTACCTATATCAACTTTGAGAGCTCAGTAACCGAGCTGATACAGTCGTCTGACAGAGGTGTTGTGGTACTGCCTCTTATTGGTCATGATTACGGACCTGAAGGCGAGTTTATCACCATTGACAACGGCTCTCCCGATGAGCATTACAACAAACTTGGTTACAGCGTTTATGACGCAGGCAATCAGTTTATGCTTATGATAAGAGAGGCGTTAAAGCTCGCAAAAAGCGTAATCGTATATATGCCCAAAACGGGTACTAAGGCAACAGGTACTGGCGGCGGTCTTACTGGTACAGCTAAATACGGCGGTACACGAGGTAATCAGTTTTCTTTCTCTGTTGCTTCAAACGCCGCAAGCGGCTGGGACGTAAATGTTTATCTCGCAGGAACGGTTGTTGAGGAGTTTGTCGGCATCACAAACGCCGCACAGCTGACAAGCGAATACATTGATTTCGTTGCTTCGTCCGACATAGAAGCTGTGGCAGGCGTTGCTCTTGAAGATGCAACAGCTTCAGAAGCATCAAACAGCGATATAACAGCTTTCCTCGATAAGCTCGAAAGCATAACGTTTAATACACTTGCGTTTCCTTCGACGGAACAGTCATTACAGACGGCTTGTAAGTCAAAAATCGTTTATATGCGTGAGAATATGGGACGTTGTGTAAACGCCGTTCTGCCTAATTTTGCGGGCAACTACGAGGGCATTATCAACGTTACAAACTCCGTAATACTGAGCGATGCAACGCTTACAGTTTCACAGGTAACAGCATGGGTAGCGGCGGCTTATGCTTCGGCAACTGAAACGCAGTCAAACACCTATCTGAAATATGATGGTGCAGTTGCCGTAAACGGCTTAAAGACACACGAAGAAAGCATTACCGCTATCAATAGCGGCGAATTTTTCTTTACGAACCTTGAAGACGGCTCGGTTGCGGTTGAGTACGACATCAACAGCCTTATTTCGTTCGGCGACGGTAAAGACTCAAGCTACAGAAAAAACCGTGTAATCCGTGTCCTTGACGCAATCGCAAAGTCTATTCAGGATAATTTCCCGCCTAACAAGTTTGACAACGACGAGGACGGCTGGAACATCATGGAGGGCATAGGCGTTTCGCTGCTCAAGGAATACGAGGAAGAAGGGGCTATAAAGAATGTCGACACCGAAGCGGACTTTCTTGTTGATAAGGTGCGTTCTTCCGGTGATTCAACGTATTTCGATGTAGCAATCACTCCCGTAGACAGCGCAGAAAAGCTGTATTTCTCGGTAACCACAAGATAAGGAGGTAACAGAAATGCGTAACGATATATCAATCAGAAACGGCAAGATAATGCTTGACGGTTACACAGTCTATGACGGTGTAAACTGCACTATCACGGCTACGCCCGAAGTGCAGACAAGCAAGTGTATCGGCGACAAGGGAGAAAGCTCTCGCTGGATGGATGTAAAGTATACCGGCACTATCACACGTCGCAGAGCTACAACATGGTTAAGAGATAAGCTTAACGCTTATCTCAAAACAGGCAAAACACCTGTGTTTACCATTCAGGGCACGATGAATGATAAGGCTTCGGACTACTACAAGAAGAACAAATCAATAACTACAACAGCTACAGGCTGTGTAATAACAAGCGACATTAAGCTCCTGGAGCTTGACGTTACAGGTAACTTCCTTGAGGATCAGATCAACTTTAACGCATACAGCGTTGTAACGAAGTAAATAAAAACAACTCGGAGCGAGCTATAAAAAGCCGCTCCGAAGTTTTATTATAAGGAGAAAACAGTATGAAAAAGAATTTATCCTATTTTATGAAGAAAAACAGAGAGCCCGAAATCGTTTCTGTGTTAGGTCCTGAAAGCTTTGTAGACGAAAACGGCGCTCGAATCATGTTCCAGATAAAGAAGTTAAGCACAGCCGATATCCGCAAGATCAACAACGGATATAAGGATAAGCGTGTTGCTTATGGCAAGAACGGCAGACCTTATGCAGAAAACGGCGAGGTGCTTTTTGTTGTTGACAATGACAGAGAAAAGGCTCTTTCACATATAATCGCAGAGGCTCTTGTATATCCCGATCTTAAAGATGAAGAACTGATGAAAAGCTATGACTGCTTTGATTTTACCGATATGCCTTCGCTGGTGTTCGATGATATCAATGACTACAACTACGTTGCAGAAGCAGTCATGAAAGTATGTGGTATGGCATCGGCTGAGAGCGAAGACGAGGAGATTGAAGAAGCAAAAAACTAATTGACAGCAAGGGGCTTGAGTATTGGGCGCACGTTCTTTGGCAACGTCATCATCTTCGTATGGAAGAGTTTAACGATATGCCAAGAGAAACGCAGTTGTTTTACATAGCATCAGAGCTGTACGAAGCAGAAAAGCCCTGCGTTCCCCCTGCTGTTAGATTGTGAGGTGAGACATACGGCGGAGAAATTACAAGCAAAGTTTTCGCTGATAGACGACTTCTCGAAAAAGCTTGATGTAATCACAAAAGCCGGAGATGCGTGTGTCAGAAAGTTTGATACTATCGCCACTTCTGCCGACAAGGCAATGAATAAAGTGGCAACAGGATTAAACAAAGCGTCCGATAAGATGTCTCAGACAGTTTCAAGCGCCGCTGATATGTCGGCGGCTACGGATAATGTTACAGATAGCATAGGGCAGACAGCGGAAGCTTCCGACGTACTTGCAAAGAAACTCGATGAACTGATAGAATTACAAAAGCAAAATTCGGAATCATCAGCAGTATTGCAGTCCGACTATGATAGCTTGAAAGAAAAGCTGGAACAGGCAGAAAAAACAATCGATGAACTTTCTGAAAAAATAAAAAAGCTTACCGAAGAAAGTGAGAAAGCTCCAAAAGGATTTGAAGCTTTAGGAAATGTAATTCAGGCACTCGGACTTGCAAAAGTCGCACAGGAAATAAGTGCGGCTTTACTCGATTGCTCACAGAGTGCGGCGGAATTTGAAACGTCCGTTGCAAAAGTGTCTACGCTTGTAGATACCAACAAAGTGTCAATGCGTAGCATGAGAGATGAGCTGTTGCAGCTTTCTGGAGAAAGCGGAAAGAGCGTAAACGACCTTTCTGACGCTACATATCAGGCAATTTCTGCAAGCGTAGAAGTTGGAAATGCGATTGTTACAGTTGACAAAGCAAACAAACTGGCTGTAGGCGGTTTTACGTCGAGTGCTACGGCGGTTGACGTGCTCACGACGGCTCTTAACGCTTACAACCTGTCTGCCGATCAGACCGAGTATATTTCGGATATTCTTGTTACGACGCAGAATTTAGGCAAAACGACCGTTGATGAATTGGCAAGCTCGGTAGGCAAGACTATACCGCTTGCGGCGGCATATAACGTAGAGATGGATAATCTGTCTACTGCGTATGCCCAGCTGACTAAAAACGGTATTGCGACAGCCGAAGCAGGTACATACATCAAGTCAATGCTTAATGAGTTGGGTGACAGCTCGAGCAATGTTGCCAAGGCGCTGAAAGATGAAACCGGAAGCACCTTCGCCGAGCTTTCGAGCGAAGGCAAATCAATAGGTGATGTGCTTGACGTTCTCGTAGATAGCGTAAACGGCAATCTCACAAAATTCAACGAATTGTGGGGTTCGGTAGAAGCGGGAACAGGCGCATTGTCACTTGCGAAGGCAGGTAGTGACGCATATAACGACACTCTTATGGCAATGAAAGACAGTGCAGGAGCTACCGAACTGGCATATAGCAAGATGATGGATACGACAGAAGCCGCATCACAGAAATTCAGCAACAGCGCTCAGAACGTTGCAATAGCGATAGGCGATGATCTCAATCCTTGCCTTGAGGCTATGTATAATGCAGGTTCTAATGTGCTAAATATATTTGCTTCGTGGATAGATCAATGCCCGGCACTGAGTGGCGCTATAGCAGGACTTGCTGTTGCAATAGGCGCTATGGGACTTGCAGGTGCTATCGCAGGAATAGTAAAACTTGTTCCTAAAATTGCTGAAATGCTTTCGTTAAGCCCTAAAATAATGATTATTGTTGCGGCAATTGCAGGTGCTGTGGCTGTAATAACGGCGCTGACTGTTGCTCTTTCTAACACAAACAAAGAGTATGAATCGTGGACTGCTTCCACGAAAGTCAATTATGACGAATTACAGAAAGCAAACGCCGAATACAAGAATGCTTGTGAGGAATTTGGTGCAACTTCCGCCGAAGCAAGCACTCTGAAAAATAAGGTTGACAGTCTTACCGAGTCATTTGAGAATAACAAGATGACCATAGAGGAACTTTATGATAGGTTTGATAAGCATATCGAATTGTCACAACAGATAACATCAAGTTATCAAGACAATAACTTTGAAATTGAAAACCAGTACGAAACCGCAGGGAATCTTGTTAATAAGCTCGAGGAATTAGCAACCAGCTCTGAAAAAACGGCGGCAAGCCAGGAGCAAATGAAGCAGATAGTATCTACTCTTAACGGAATGTATCCTGAGCTTGGCTTAAACGTTGAAAGCGTAACTGACAATATAGACGCTTTGGGCGATAAGATAATGGAAACGGCCGAAAAAACCTATAAAAAGCGAAAGGTTGAAAACGCTCAAAATAGTATAGCTGATCTTATGGGTCAAGAGGAAACACTTCGAAGGGATATTGAAATAGCAGAAGCCAATATGCTTGCTGCTGGTAAGAAATATTCTCAGCAGAATATATTTGAAGGAGCTGCCACTACATTGCTCAACTCGGGAGCAACCAAAGAATATAATGACGCTAAAGCAAAATGGGAAGCTCTTCACGATCAGCTTACTGCAAATATACAGGCTCAGGAAGATGCAAAGCAGGCTATCGAAGACTATGCAAAAGAGGCAGAGGAAGCCGCAAACGCTGCATTAAGCTACGGAGAAGCTTGCGAGCGTGCTGTTGACGGTAGCAAGGATGCAATACAGGAGCTATGCGATAAATACGACGAAGCATATGACACAGCAAGAAAAAGCATTGACAGTCAGATAGGGCTTTTTGACACAATGGCTACGGAGTCAAAAATAAAAGTTGAAGATATGTTTGACGCTTTTACGAGCCAGTATGAGTATCTTACAACATACTCCGAAAACTTAAAGAAAGCGGCTTCACTTGGGCTTGACGATGACCTCATAGCAAAACTTTCGGATGGCAGTGCGGAAAGTGCCGGCTATCTGAATGAAATTGTAACGCAGGCCGAAAACCTTGACAGCGACGGCGCAAAGAAATTTGTAAGCGAATTTAATGACGCTTTCAAGAAGACAGAACAGGCAAAAGACACGTTCTCGCATACTGTAGCAGGCATGCAGACCGACTTTGATAAGGAAGTAGACAAGGTTAAAGAAAGCCTTGAAAATGCCGTAAATGACATGAATATGAGCGACAAATCGAGAAAAGCGGCACTAGAAACAATGGACGCTTATATCGAAGCAATAAAGAGCAAACAGGCTGAAGCTGTTTCGGCTTCTGAAGCCGTTGCCTATGCTACGGCAAATATCCTTAACGGCAAATCTCAGTATGCGACAGGCTACGTCCCCGGAATGCCGTCAGACGTCTATGAGAAAATTCAGCATAATGCGAACGGTACCGATAATGCCGCAAATGCGTTTATAGCAGGCGAGGAAGGACCGGAGCTTGTTGTCGGAGCAGGCGGTTCTAAGGTATTTACAGCTGATGAAACACAGTCGATATTCAGAAATGCGGCGGCAGCTTTAGGTGCTGCACAGTCTTCAGCTCTTCCGTATGCTTCGCAGGAGCGTAAAATCGTTATTGATTTTGGCGGTAAAGGCTCGATTAAGGTTGACGGAAACGCAAATGTCGATGATATTGTAGCAGTGATGTACGAATACGCAAAACCTATACTTGTTTCTCTGCTGGAAGAAGAAATGGTAGAGGAAGGAGAAGAAAGCCATGAGTTCTAAGTATTCAATGCACTTGTCATTCAACGGCTCTAAGGAAAAAATTACGTTGCCGGTCCTGCCGTCTGAGTTTTCAGTGAAATATTCAAGCAAGCTTCAGACTATGGACATTGTTCAGCTTGGCGAGGTTGTAACCTCGTCAACTGAAAGTGCGGCAACGATAAGTTTTTCTTCTTTCTTTCCTGTTACAGCCTTTCCGGGCATAAAAGTAAAGAATACTCCTCGCTCTCTTGTCAATAAAATACGCAAGTGGAAAGCGAGCAATAAACCTGTCAGACTGGTGGTGTCCGGCTGTGGAATAAATATGTACTGCATGATTGACTCCTTTACCGTAACGGAAAAAGGCGGAGATGTCGGTACAATATATTACTCCTTAGCACTGAAAGAATACAAGGAAATCAAAGTGCGTAAGCTGAAAACCAAAATTACAATAAACGCACAGACTGTCGCTGTAGGAACGAAAACTAATCGTGTCGATAACACTGTCGGCAGTGCGACTTATGTGGTAAAAGATAATGATAGCTTATACAGTATCGCATACTATCAGCTTGGGGACGGACAGCGATATAAAGAACTGTACGAGTACAACAAGTCAACGATAGATGCCGCAAACAAAAGCGAAAAGGGCTCTAAATATACCATACACACAGGGCAGGTATTAGCAATACCATAAGGAGAAGCGCACATGAAACTATATTTCGTAAACCATGACAGCGAAGTCTTTGATGCTACAGAAGCTACATCAAGCGTTAAGTGGTCGGGAAAAAACGAAAGTGGGAGCCGATCTGTTACAGTTACAATGCTGAATGACCGTGCAAGAAACGCTAATTTTAAGCTATCGCCTGAAGAAGGCTGGCATTGCATACTGTACGACGAAAAAGAAATTTTCCAGGGTATCATAACGAAAATATCAGAAAGCCGTGGCAACTCTATGACCGTCACGGCTTATGATTTGGGTATTTACCTGTCAAACAATAAAGATACGTTTGTTTATGAGGGATATACTCTGTCGGAAATTTTTATCGATGTATGCAGTCGCTACGGTGTTCCGTATGATAGCGTATGCTCCTCATCGGCGTGTATAGAGTCTATCGTCAAGAAGAACTCTACGGCTTATGATGTGCTTACAACGGCAATGGAGGAAGAATATAAGGCTACTGGCATTAAGCACTCCGTTGTAGCAAGCAAGGGCAAATTAAGCCTTATTGAGCGTAAGGAACATCTTGTCGAGTGGATGATAGAAAGCGGTCGCAACATATCAGCGTATACATATACTCGCAGTATCGAGAAGATAAAGACACGAGTTAAGCTGTACTCTAAGGATAATGTGGCAGTGGCAGAGGAAGCAAATACCGCACTTGAAACAAAAATAGGCGTGTTCCAGGACAGCCAAAGTACAAACGACGATGCAAGCGAAGGTGAAATATACGAGCTGGCTAAGTCTTTGCTTGACGAACAAGGGAAGCCGTCTGTCAGCTTGTCGGTCACCGCTGACGGCAATTCCGAGCTTATCTCAGGGCGGTGCGTATATTGCATACTGAAGCCGCTTGATATTGCCGCATCGTACTACATCGACAGCGATACGCACACATTCAGCGGTGGCAGACATCAAATGTCTTTAACGCTGACGCTTGTACAGGGTAATGTACTGTCGGCTGACAGTAACAGCGGTAGTACAGTCGATGCGCAGATTGGCGATATAGTGTGGTTTAACGGAGGACGGCATTATTACACAGCTAATAGCGACGAGCCTACAGGTCCGTTACTTACTGCTGGTCCTGCGAAAGTACAGAATATTTGTGCAGGGGCAAAACACCCGTATGCGCTTGTTCACACGGACGATCAAAGCATGGTTTACGGCTGGGTTGATATAGGAACGTTTGAGAAGAAAGGATAAAAAGTGAGTTCTTTGAAAGGCTTGATTCAAGCGATGAACAGCAACGGAAAAACCGAGATCCTTGTTGCAGATGTCTTGAAAATGTCACCCATTACTTTTCAGGCACGGTCAGATAAACAGTTGCTGATAACCGAGCGTAGCGTAATTGTGCCGGAGCGTGTAAAAAAAGAACTGTCGGTAGGTAATAGTGTTTATCTGCTTATAGCAGGCAATGTAATCTATTGCCTTGACAAGAAAGCGAGTGACAAGTAATGCTGAATGTACCGATAAACGTCACTGTCGATACGGAAGTCAACGAACCGAGCAAGACGTATGCGCTTGACTATGACACATATTCGGTTGGTAGTGACAAAATAGACGGCATAGAAGCCGTAAAACAGGCGATAAGCAAGGCACTGTCAACACCACGCTTTAAGTGTCGTGTCTATGATAATCAGTACGGCTCCGAAATACGAGAAGCTATAACAGAAGAAGACGCTTCGGACGAGTATATCGCCGATAATATGGCGTTTCTGATAGAGGATACCCTGAAGGTTGACGACAGAGTGTTGAGTGTTTCCGATGTATCTGTAGAGCACGTTGATGACATGCTGTATGTATCATTTTCTGTGAGTACAATATTCGGAGATACCACAATTGAGGAGGAGATATAAATGTTCAGCGACAAGACGTATGACAAGCTACTTGACGAGGCGTTATCAAACGCCCCCGATGATGTAGACACACGGCAAGGAAGCATATACTATGATGCAATTGCAGGACAGTGCCAGATAATAGCCCGTATGTATGAGGAAATGTCAGCACTGAGCGAGTATCTTTCGCTTGATAGGTGCTACGGTGAAGTGCTCGACAGCAAAGCGTACGAGCACGGAATATCAAGAATAGGAGCAACAAAGAGCGAATATTTGCTTGAATACACTGGAACGGCACCTGCTGTAGGCAGTCGTTTTTTTGATAACAGCGTTTTCTTTGAGGTCGTCAAAAGCGGCGACAACCTTGTGCTTCGTGCGGAAGAAGCTGGAAGCTTAGATGATAGAGTTAATGTTGGTGATATAGTCGTGCCTGTAAACACGATAGTCGGTTTGTCAAGTGCAATCGTCGGCAATGTGGTAACCGATGGCGTTGACGAAGAAAGTGATGATAATTTACGTCAGCGACTTGTAGAAAAAATCACAACACCGTCGCAGAACGGCAATAAGAGGCAGTTTAAGACGTGGTGTGAAGCAATTTCGGGCGTAGGCCATGCCCGAATATTGCCACTTGAGAACGGTCCGAATACCGTTGTAGCTGTGCTGATTGGCGCAGACGGTCGAGGTGCTGAACAGAGTACGGTTGACGAAGTGCAAAAGCAGATAGACCCGCTGGACAAGCAGGGACTTGGTGAAGGTCTTGCGAACATAGGCTGTGTATTTACGGCGAAAGCCGCAACAGAAAAATCTATCGCTGTAAATGTTTCTGTGGCTCTTGCAAAAGAAAAGTCTATGCAGGTAGCAAAGACCGAAATTGAAGAAAAGCTTATCGCATATTTCAAGGATCTTGCACTTGACAACAAAAGCGACACCGCTATTGTTAGGCTGACTAGCATAGGAAATATTCTGCTTAACTGCGATTCAATAATAGACTACAGCAATCTTACTCTCGATGACGGATCGTCGAACGTCACAATTTCCGTAAATAGCGTCCCGATACTTGGTACGCTTACAGTGTCGGCAATGGAATAAGGAGGGCTTAAATGAGTGTTATTTTTCCTAAGCCGCTTGACACTTGCTACGAAGAACTACGCCGTATGTACCCTGTTTTTATGCTCAAATTCAAGGAAATTGATGCACTGCTAAAAACCGAGGGAAAGCAGTTGGACGAGCTCGACGCAGCTATAAGCAAGATTGTTGATAATCAGCACATAGCTACAGCCGATAGCAATGCGCTGACGGAACTTGAAAAGCTTTTGCTAGGCTACACAAATGAAACGCTTGAAATGAACGAGCGCAGAACCGTATTAACTGCACTGATTATCGGAGATGCTAAATGCTCGGCTTCAACGCTTGAGCGATATATCATGAAAGTTTTTAGTGCTTCGGCAGAAATACGATTGCGGCAGGCAGAGGGGTATAAGTATCTCGAGTGTAAGATCGACATGGATCAAAACGCACGACTTGCAAAGCTACTGGATGTACGGCAGATTATCTCTGACAAGCTTCCGGCACATCTAAGTCTACAGCTGTTGTATGTGTCGAGCGTAACGTATGATCTTTATACAGGCATAAAACCGCTGTACAGTCATCATAAAACGGAGGTAAGTATTAGTGGAATGGAATAATTACTGCGTCACAAATGCAGGCGTAGAGGTGCTAAAAAAAGCTATAGGCGGCAAAAAGGTTACGATTACCGTCGCAGAAAGCGGCAC